TTTTGGCGTTATTGATTATGCAAGTGATATGGATTCTTATCTAAGGGCGGTTGATGAAAAGAATTCAAACTCAATTAACCGGATTGATGAATTACTAAAACAGCCGGGTGGTGCTGAAATGTTATTGAAATACAATGGACTTGATACAATTTATACTAACCGGCTGGCAAAGATGCAAAGATTAGATATACAGTTACCTTTTTAAAATACTTATTATGAAAAAACACAAATTTAATATTCTACCTGATATAACAGGAGATGATTACAAGAAATTGGAAAGTGATATTTTGTTAAACGGATATGATTTGCGATTTCCAATTTATTTATATGAAGGAGACATTATTGATGGATGGGGGCGATACAAAATCTGTCAAAAGCATAAAATTACACCTGTCTATGAAAATTTTGAAGGAACTTTACTTGAAGCAATTCAATTTATTATGCGTACTAATAAACGTCGTAATCTTACAAGTTCCCAATGGGCAGCCATTGCAAATGAAGCTACTGATATTATCAACACCCTTGAGAGGGAAGCAAAGGAGAGGCAGAAACTAAGTGAAGGCAGGGGTAAAAAAGGTAAGGTAAAAATACCTTACCTTGATAAAGCCCAAGTCTCTGAAAAGCTGGCTGAAATATTTCCCACCAATCCAACGTACATTAAACAAGCCAAACGCATCAAGCTGGAGCAACCTGAAGAATTTGAGAAGGTTAAGAGTGGTGAAAAGACAATATCACAAGTTAATAGAGAAACCCGGCCTCAACCTTTAAAAGATGATTCAAATCCATTCTTTTATCAAACATCAAAGTTGCTTGGGCAAGCATTTGACCATCTTGAGAGGATACTGCAAAAAGAATTCGTTCCCAAAACTGCAAAAGATTTTACTCATATTGATTCTATAAATCACGAATTATACAGATTGGTCCGTCTTGCAGGACAAGCTGGTGTTGACATCAAAACAGTTTGGGAAAGGATGGCTGGCCGTCACGGAGAAGTAATACAAATACCGGAACATCTGAAACGTCCCTCAAATTTAGAGGTTTAATATAAACATTTAAAAAAATGAAAGAGAAAAGATTTAAAACAAAAGTGAAAGCGACTGACAGTTCGCAAATAACCGATCAAACAATCGGGGAGATAATAGAAGCAAAAATTGAGTTTGTAGTTGAAAAAACTCGAAACGAGGCACCTTATATTAATTGGTTGTCTAAGTATTCATTGGTTTGGGGAGGTAAACTGTTTGCATCATTAGAATATGACAATCCATTAAGAGTAGGGTTTGTGAGCAGTTATGATTACAAAAATCGTAGGTATAAACTTTCTCATCTTCCAGGAAGGATGCCTACTGGATCTGAACAAGAAAGGATGGAAAAACTTTATGGGGTAGCTTTGCCTTGGCCACCAAGAGGTTTGTCTGATATAATACAAACTGCTTTTCGTAAAATTGAAGATCGTCTCATTGAAAATGATGATATGATTATCATAGCTCCTTGCAGAGGTTACATAGATAGGAATGGCTTATTAGTTGATCCAGCTTGGAACAAAACTGAAGAATGGACAGCAAATATGGTTTCTGGATATCTATTATATCGAACAGACCCGGAAGGGATTTCCATAGTTCAAAATTACTTGTTGAATGAAGCAAATCCTATATTACAAAGGCAAGTTGAGAGGACCAAAGCGACAGCGCCTCGATTAAGAGAGAGTAGAATAATTGCTGCTAATTCTGCTGCAATCAAAAGTGATAGAAGATTGCAACGAATAAAATCACTTGAGGTATTACAAACCAAAGAGAATATTGAAGATTGGACTAATTTACTTGCTTTGAAAGCGAGTGAGGAAGAAGCAGATAACGAAGAATAAATTAATTGAGGGACGTTTTTATTATGTTATTAAATCCAAAATCAGAAGAAGCTTATAATTTATTCCACGAAGGAATACTAGCACTTTCTCATGCAGAGGAAGCCGGTATCCGTGTTGATATGGACTATGTAAACAGGCAGTGTAAAATCCTTGACCGGAAAATGAAAGACCTCGAAGCAGAGTTTAAAGAAAGCCGGTTATTCAAACACTGGGAACACGTATCCAAAGGAAAGGTAAATATCAACAGTGATGCTCAACTAAGACATTTTCTATATGGTATAAAGAAACTAACACCTGTAAAACTAACTGAATCAGGTCTTGGTTCCACTGATGAGGAATCCCTTGTTGCACTCAATGTACCTGAACTTCTGAAGCTGATTGATATTAAGAAGCTCAAGAAAACACGGGATTATCTCGAAGGTTATGCAAGAGAACAGGTTGATGGTTACATTCATCCTAACTTCAACCTGCATCTTGTAAAGACTTACAGGTCTTGTGTTGCAAAAGGTACTAAAATATTAGCTGTTCGTGATTTTATTGAAAATCCAGAAGGAGTACCAATAGAAAATATCAAGACAGGAGATTATGTTTACTGTTTTGATGATGAACTAAGACCGGCTATAAAGAAGGTTTTGTGGGCTGGGAAGACCGGCTTTAAGAAAGTAATTAGAATTCACTGGTCCACTAAAGGAAAAAAAGGATTCCTTGATGTTACACCTGAACATAAAATAAGATTGATTGATGGATCATACATAGAAGCTAAATATTTAACTGGTGATTTACGAACAATTTATGATAGTAAACACAATCCTAAAATAAGAGCACTGTCTTGTAGTAGATTTGAAGATGAATTGAAATTTACCGGACATTCAAGAAAAGGTCGTGGTATTAAGGAACATAGATTAATTTACGAACAGCTGATTGGGAATTTAAAAGATAATGATATTGTACACCATGTAAATAATAATCATTTAGATCATAGATTAGAGAATCTTAAAAAAATGTCACTTTCTTCCCATTCTAAACATCATGTTAAAGATACTTTATTATCTCCGAAAGCAAGAATGAATAATAAAATCGCAATACAAAAAGCATGGAGAGAAGGAAAATATAAAAATGCAATTAAACGTGGATTTGACAATGCTAATAGTTTAAAATTATCAAAATTTAATTGTTACCGACTACTTGCAGAAGTTAAGGGACACCCGGCAAAAGTCAAATATGATTTTGTAACATTCAAGAAGTATCTTAAAATTTATGGGATTGATTTTAATGATGTTATGATTCGATATGATAAACATGGCAATTACATTTGGAAGAAAAATTTATTGAAATTATCTGATTTAGGTAGATCAGCTGTCTCAAAAAAACTTGGACATAATTATTACCGTCTTTTGAAACTTTATGAAATGTACGAAATTCCTATTGAAAGGAAGTGGGCAAATCAATTTGGATCATTTGTTCCTGCAAATCATGTTATTAAAAAGATAGAAGAGCTAAATAAATATGTAGAAGTTTATGACCTTGAAATTGAAGATTATAATAATTTCATAGCCAATGAAATTTGTGTGCATAATTCATCGTCAAATCCAAACCTGCAAAACGTACCCAAAAGGGATGATGATCAAATGAAAACATGTCGTGGAGCATTATATCCACGTCCAGGGCATCAGTTTGTTGAGATTGATTTTAAGTCTATTGAAGTGTCTATCAGTTGTGCTTATCATAAGGATTCCACTATGATTCGGTACATGAAGAACAAAGATTCCGATATGCATGCTGATATGGCAAAACAAATTTTCATAATTGATAAAATTGATAAATCCAATCCAACACATGCCATACTTCGTCAAAGTGCAAAGAATGGATTTGTGTTCCCTGAATTCTATGGTGATTACTATGTTGATTGTGCAAAGATTATTTGTGGATGGGTTAAACTCCCAATAGGTAAATGGACTACCGGCATGGGTATTGAGCTTGATACAAGTGCATTTACAATATCAGATCATCTTATTGCAAAGGGGATTAATTCTTACAAGAAGTTTGAAAGTCACATAGAAGAAGTTGAAGATGATTTTTGGAGTAGCCGGTTTGGAGAGTATGCCGATTGGAGAAAACGATGGTGGACAGTATATCAGAAATATGGGTACATTGATTTACTAACCGGCTTTCGTTGTAGTGGTGTAATGGATATGAAGAACTGTGTAAATTATCCAATTCAGGGAACCAGTTTCCATTGCTTATTATGGTCATTTATACAAACAGATAAATGGTTACGGGAGAACAAAATGAGATCAAGACTTATTGGACAAGTACATGACTCAATGATTTTGGATATACATCCAGACGAACGTGAAATGGTAATTGCAAAAATAAAAGATATTACCTGTGTAGAACTGCCTCAACACTGGCAATGGATCAATGTTCCACTTGAAGTAGATACAGATATTTATCCGGTTGACGGATCATGGGCTGAAAAGAATTAAGATGAATAAGAATTTGCAAATAAAAGTAAATAAGGCAATCAAAACAATCCAGATTGCAGAACCGATGGCTCTTCAGTATCAAGATTATGGTTTTCATCTTGCTTTCTCTGGAGGTAAAGATAGTCAAGTCATTTATGAGTTGTGTAAAATGGCAGGAGTTAAATTTCGACCGGTGATGAATATAACAACGTTAGATTATCCTGAATTAATGAAATTCGTAAGACATAATTATCCTGATGTGCAATTTAGTCATCCGGTCATGAATTTCTATCAGCTTATAATTAATAAAGGCATGTTACCAACAAGACAAGCCAGATTTTGTTGTCAATATCTAAAAGAACAAGGAGGTTATAATACAGTAACACTGCTTGGGATAAGAAAGCAAGAAAGTGTTAATAGATCAAAACGTAACGAGGTTGAAATATCACACAAAAAATATTCCAATACGTTAGATCAATTCAATATAGACAAAGAAAAACAAATGGTTTGTATTGGAGGAAAGGATAAGATTTTATTGTCACCAATAATTGACTGGACTACTTCTGATGTATGGAATTTTATTAGAGAAAGGAAATTAGAATATTGTGAACTGTATGATAAAGGGTATCCAAGAATAGGATGTATGTTTTGTCCAATGTCTGGTACAAAATATAAAATGTTAGACAGAAAAAGGTATCCTAAAGTAGAAAAGTCAATAAAAAAATCAATTAAGAAATTGTGTGAAATAGGAAAGTATGACAATCTTGACCATAATGTTGATGATATATTTGATTGGTGGATTTCCAATGATAGTATTGAACCCTATAAAATAAAGAAAAAACTAAGAATTAAATTATGAGTTTATACAACAAATACCGACCAAAAAGTTTATCTGAAGTTAAAGGCAATTCAGATTTAGTGGCAACACTCGATAAGATGTTATCAGGTAAAGAAATACCACATGCATTCCTGTTACATGGAGAAACCGGTACAGGCAAGACAACCATTGCCCGTATCATTGCAGATCGTCTTGGTTGTGTAGGAAAGGACTTAACTGAAGTTGACAGTGGTCAATTCAGGGGGATTGATACTATCCGTGAAATTCGCAGTAACAGTAATTATCAACCACTTGAAGGTAAGTGCCGTGTGTGGATACTTGATGAATGCCATAGAAATACATCTGATGCACAAGCCGGACTACTTAAAATACTTGAAGATTCTCCAAAGAATGCATATTTTATTTTATGTACTACTGATCCTCAGAAATTATTACCGGCTATACGTGGACGTTGCATTCAGCTTCAAACAACTCCTCTTGATGAACGTCAAATGTATGCATTATTACTTGGAATTGTAAAGGCAGAAGGAGATTCACTCAAATCCGATATTATCAATCAAATTATTCAAGATAGTATGGGGCTTCCACGTAATGCAATCAATATTCTCGAACAGGTGTTATCTGCATCTGAGGATCGCAGACTTATAGTGGCACAGAAAACCGCTGAGAAACAAAGCCAAGTAATTGAATTGTGCCGTGCACTAATCAAACAAGAAAGTTGGAATAGAGTAAATAAAATACTTACCGGACTTAAAGATCAGGACCCTGAAAATATACGCAGGGCTGTTCTTGGATATTGTCAGGCTATCTTATTAAAAGATAAAAATGATATAGCAGGACTTGTAATGGAAAATTTCATTGATCCATTTTACAATTCAGGATTTCCGGGACTTGTTTTTGCATGTTACAAAACAATAAATTTATAATATTATGACTATTCAAGATTTAAGGATTCAATTTCACAGAGAAACAGGGCATTATGCTCCTATTGATAATTATGATTACCATACCAACACTTCTATAAGTGAAAAAGACTATATTAAATGGCTTGAAGAAAAACTTGTTGATGATGAAAATTACATAAATTCTATTGATAGATCAATTAATCAATTTTTAAACATGAAAAAATGAATTACGAAGCAGACATTAAAATCGAAGAAGGTTGTCTTGATATTGAATGGCTTGAACAACCAGAAAGGATGTTGAAATACGGACAACATGCCTCTAAAATGAAAAGTAACTTAGACAAAGCAAAAGAATCACTTGACTTTGTAAAAGCAGAACTTGATAGTGAGATTCGCAGTAATCCTGAAGAATTTGGATTGGAAAAGGTAACTGATAAAGCTATTGAAGCCACTATTCCACTTCAGGAAAGGTATAAAAAGGCAAGTGAACTTTACCTCAATGCAAAATTTGAGAGTGATGTTGCATTCGCAGCTGTTAAAGCATTTGAACAACGTAAGGATGCTCTTGAAAATCTTGTACGGTTACATGGACAACAGTATTTTGCTGGACCTAAAATGCCCCGTAACCTTCCAGAAGAAATGGAAAAACGTGCAAATAAGAACAAAGAAGTCAATAAAAGAATTGGCGCAAAAATAAGTAGAACCAAAAACAGATAATTTCATGAAAGAAAAGAAACCCAGCTTTGCTGACAAAATGAGAAGTCATATTACTCATAGAAAAGAACGTGAATCAAATAAATCCTATGGGTATTTGAATCTTCCAAAAGGACTTAAAACCTTATCAGTGAAAGAAGATACTCACAAAATTAAAGTTGATTTTCTTCTTTATCTTGTGACAGATAAACGTCACCCGGATTTAGTAGCATCAGAAGGAATTGCTGCGGTGGGAACTCCTTGGTGGTCACGTCCATTCTCTATACATCGTGAGGTGGGACCTGCTGGTAATGATAGTGTCACAGTTGTTTGTCCTACTTCAATAGGAAAGAAGTGCCCTATTTGTGAACATCGTGTAAAGAGAATTAAAGAAGGTGCTGACAAGGAGGAATATAAACATTTTTATCCCAAACAAAGACGGCTCTATGTTGTCAATGTCCTTGAAATAAAAAAGAAGGGAATGGAAGAATTTGAAGAATTTGAAGATGCCGGAGTTCCTTTGATATGGGATATGAGTACTAAATTATTTCAGGATGTGCTTGATGAAACACTTGAAGAATATCCTGAACATCTTGATTTTTGCAGCCTCGAAACAGGAAAGACAGCTGTGCTTACATTGAAATGGGAAAAGCTTGGAAAAACCACTTATCCTGAAGTTCGTCATATTGATTTTGAGGAGAGAGAGCCGTATGATGAAAAGATACTTGAAGATATTCCCAATTTGGATGATCTTTTGGTTGTACGTTCTTATGAAGAAATTGAAAACTTGTTTTATGAATTAGATAATGAAAATGATACCATTTCTTCAGACAATGATCCAGATGATGATAGTGACGCTGATAGTGATGATGATCCCAAACCATCTTTACTTGGGAGAAAACGTAAAATTATCAAGCCGGATACAGAAGAGAAAGATGAAGAAAAGCCTCTCAAGAGATCACTTACCCGTAAAGATTCTCCACAATCTAAAAAACGCACTTTGAAAAGTGAAAATGAAGAAGATGATGAAGAACCTGTTAATCATAAGAAGGGATTAAAATCCCCTGCTAAATCGTCAGCTACCGAAAAATGTGAATATGGACATCGTTTTGGCATTGATGCAATGGAATTTGAAGAATGTGAAAATGATTGTCCGATATGGAATGAATGTTTAAAAGAAAAAGAAAGGAATGAGCAATGACACTATTAAAAGCAAGTAGTGGGAGACCGGGTTATAAATTGGTAGGGGCATCTCTTCCCCTACCAATGCATAATTATCTTACATTATATACACTTTCAATAGGAATGTCAAAGACAAAAGTTATTAAAAATCTTTTGGAAGATTGGATTACTATTCACAAAGAAAAAGAACCCGAAGAAGTTTTAATAACTAAAATAATCTTCAGAGCTAATGCTCAATGGAGGAAAGAAAAAGCCAGAAAAAGAAGTGGCAAATCATTCAGTCAGTTTATTATGGAATTGGAAGATGAACTAACACATAAAGGACTATCTGAAGTGTATGTAAAAGCTATAATTGAAGGAGTACGTAGATGAAAAGAGGAGACTCATTAAGTAAGCAATTAAAAAGTAGGGTATCTGAGAAACCAAAATCAGATAATGATGTGTATGAAGGGAATTTCAAAACAATTGTATCTACAGGATCTACCTTACTCGATTTGATTATTTCAGGCAGAAGAGTACGTGGGGGAGGAATCCCAACCGGTATTTTTGTAGAAATATATGGCCCTGAAAGTAGTGGGAAAACAGCACTCCTTTGTGAGATAGGTGGAAATGTACAAAAAATAAATGGCACAGTACGATACCTGGATCCTGAAGGGCGTATTGATAATCAATATGCTCAAATGTTTGGTATCAGTTTGGATGAAAGCAATTGTTCTCAACCTGATACAGTAACGGAAGTATTTCAGTTAATACGTGATTGGAAACCCGAAGGTGAAGGACCACATTGTATATTAACGGATTCACTTGCCGCTCTTTCTACAGATACTGAATTATCCAAAGAAGAAGGGGATAAGATGGGAGGTAGAAGAGCTAAAGAGTTTTCTGAAGGATTACGTAAGACTTGTAGAATACTAAAATCGAAGAACTATCTTCTTGTTGCTTCCAATCAATTACGTGATACGTTTGCAACGTTTGGAAAGAAACAAGATAGTCCGGGTGGAAAAGCAATTAGATTTTATGCTAGTTTGAGACTTGAAACCAATATTATAGGATGGGTGACAAAAGAAAAGTCTCTTAATGGAAAGACTGTCAAAAGAACGACAGGTGTAAAAACTGAAATTACAGTTGTCAAAAGCAGTGTCGGAAAACCAAAAGGCACGGCTCCGGTAACAATCATATTCGACTACGGAATAGATAACATTCGTGATTCTTTGCAATACATCAAAGACAATACTGAAAATAAAGTTTATACTTTACGTGACAAATCACTTGGCATTTCTTTGGAAAAAGCAATACGTTACATTGAGGACAATAATCTTGAAAATGATCTTCGAGAAGAAGTAATCACACTTTGGGAAGAAATAGAAAGTAAATTTGACAGCGATCGGAAACCAAAAAACCCATAAAAATGGAAGAAATTGCATATTACGGTATAGGTGCTATCCTATTAGTATTATTGATCGTGTTATTGATTACACGTTCAAAAGATTAAATTAATAAAGGGGCATGGGTAACATATCCAGGTCTTTGGTGTTTTCAACCTTGATTATACCCTGTCCCTTTTATATAAAACAAAATATGGAACGAACGAAGCATAGATTTACAGTACTTACAAATGACCCAAGTTTTACTGCTTGGGGATGGGCTGTATTAGACGAAAAAGGAATCCCTTTAGAAGTAGGTTGCATTAAAACCGAACCTGAATACAAAAAGAAACGTATCCGCAAGGGAGATGATCTGACACGTAGAATAAATGAAATCAATCTGCAATTACTTGATGTAATTCGTAGATACGATATTAAACTCATTCTTTCTGAATTACCTCATGGTAGTCAGAATGCACAAGCCGCAGTAATGATTGGTGGAGTAACCGCAATTGCTCAAACCTTATCCGATGTCCTTGATATTGCAATTGAGTGGTATAGTGAGCAAGATTCAAAGAACGCAATTTTTGGAAAGAGGGCTGCTACTAAAAAAGCAATGGTTGATGCAATTGGTAAATTGTATAAAATAATTTGGACAAACATTGCATACAAAGATGAAGCGGTTGCAGATGCTCTGGCAATACATTATGTGGCTTCCCAACAATCACAAATCCTTAAAATGATGAGACAATGACATGGTATGAATTTATAATTACAAGATCGGATAAATACAAATGGTATTTATTTACCCCATTTTTTGCGTTAATTGCTTGGGGAGCAATTAATATATTTACTAACGGCAATGCTACAGTACCAGGATTAATATTTCTCTTTGCATTAATTGCATGGGGTATTGTGTGGGCAATAGCAAGTACCTTGTATAGGAAAAAAATAGAATATAAAATACAATTACTTGCTCAATTACTGAGAAAACGGGAAATGTTGAATAATTTATACAAAGCCCCCCGTTATGCGGAAATACAGGATCAAATAGTCCGTATAGAAGAACAAATTGAAAAAATGATGAAGGAGGTAACATTATGAGCTTTTTTAAAATAATTAGTATTACAAACTAATTTCTTTGATGTGGGAGGTTATCATAAAAAACATGAAACAATGAAACGATTACTTTACTTAGGTATTGCCCTATTTCTAATAGTGTTTGAAGCCGTCCCGGAAGGATTGGCTCTGGCTGGACATAAAACCATTGCAGGAGTAATTGAATTTGTATTCCTTGCAGGGATAACATTAACAGTATTTGCTTACTTTACACAACAATATCCACATCCAAAAGAATACTTTGTACGGTTTTCAAATTTTATACCAAAGGTATTTTATAGTACTTATTTCTGGTATTATATTGCAGGATATGCATTACTCCGATTTGCAACATTTGACATTATCCATAATATCAGTGCCGGGCTACCTGTATTCTATTTAGGTGACACAAAACTGTTTGATGTCATAATGACCAAACTTGCCAGTTGGGGATGGTTTGTACGATTTATTTGTGGAATAATAGGTATAACTTGGTTATTAAGGAAATGATTAAATCTATCAGAATACAAAACTTTCAAAGTCACAAAGATTCCATACTTGATTTTGAACCTGGAGTAAATATTATCATAGGTCGATCCGATAGTGGAAAGTCAGCTATATTGAGAGCAATAAATCTGCTCACTACAAATCGTCCAAGTGGAGATAGTTACCGTAGTAATTGGGGAGGGGTGACAAAGATAGAAATGGACACAGATGATGCTTACGTTGCTCGCATTCGCAGTGATACAAATAATGAATACATCTTAGGGGATTCTCATTTTAAAGCTATTAAAACAGACGTACCACAGGAAATATTGGATGCTCTTAATATGTCTGAAATAAATGTGCAACGTCAGTTGGATTCTCCGTTCTTATTAAGTGAAACATCCGGAGAGGTAGCAAAACATTTTAATAAGATTGCCAGGCTTGACAAGATTGACACTGCTACACTAAATGTAAATAGTGCAATCCGAGAAATTGAACGATCCATTAAATACAAAGAAAGTGATTTAAAAACCAAAGAGGAATCCTTAAAGGAATATGATTACCTTGATAAGTTTGAAGCGGAAGTTGAAGCACTTGAACAATTAGAAGAGGATCGAAAACAAGCCGGTAACAAACTAAGTAAAATAAATACCCTTATTAATGAATATCAGGATATATCAAATGAAATATCCGAGTGTAACGAAATACTAAAATACGAAAATCAGGTAAACCATATTATTGAACTGATTGATTCCTACAATTATGAAGAGGAAAAATATCGTAAATTAGTAAAGATTGTTGCCAGTATTCAAACCGTAGAAAGTCGTCTTGAAGAGTATAACAAACTATTAAGATTAGAAAATGAAGTCGTAGAGATTATTAATATGATTGACAAACGTAATGCCCTCAATGACGAGAATGTTGACTTGATGGTTGACATAAGAGATATATTAGCTGTTGAAGAATCTATTGGGTTTAATCAAAAGAAACTTACAATATTACAAAACAAATTTGAGAAAGAATTTCCAAATGTTTGTCCTCTTTGTGGAACTGAATTAAAATGATATGCAACGAACACGACAAAATAAAAAACCTACAGCCATATTAACAAGTGATTGGCATTTACGGGAAGATACTCCGGCTTGTTGGATTGGGGATTTCCAAAAAGAACAATGGGAATCGGTAAAATTTATATCCGATTTACAGAAACATTATGATTGTGATGTTATCCATGCCGGTGATTTATTTGACTTTTGGAAACCCAGTCCTTGGTTGCTTTCCATAGCAATAGAATTTTTACCAAAAAGATTCTATACGATTTACGGACAACATGATTTACCTCAACATAATTGGGAATTGAGAAATAAAAGTGGGATTCATACGTTAGAACGTGCAAAAGCCGTAATTGTATTGCCCGGATGTCATTATGGTCAAATCCCTGAAGGTTATCTTGATTGGTTTACTCCGAGTAGAAAAGTACTTGTGTGGCATCACATGACATATATTACAAAACCGTTTCCGGGAGTAACCGGGGGTAATGCAGGTGGTATCTTACGAAAGTATCCTGAATATGATTTGATTGTTACAGGAGATAATCATGTAAGTTTTACTACTGAATATGAAGGAAAGCGTTTAGTGAATCCAGGGAATCTTACCCGACAAGTAGCTGATCAAATAGATTTTCAGCCACGAGTAGCATTATGGTATGCTGAGGATAATACAATCAAATGGGTAAATATACCTATAGAACAAGGAGTCATTAGTCGGGAACATATTGATCGAAAGGAGCAACGTGATGAGCGCATTGAAGCATTCATAAGCCGGTTGGATGGTGGTTGGGAAGTAGGATTATCTTTCGAACAAAATCTTGAATCCTTTTTCCAAACCAATACGATACAAGAACCTGTTAAACAAATAGTTTATAATATGATTGGATAATGTTGATACCGTATTATGATAGGATGATTTTACGTGAGTTCCCAGATTCTTCTTATGCAAGTTGTTTGAGGATTTACATAGCAAAATTAAAGTTTAAAAGAGAATGTGATAAAGTAATTACACCATTAATGCATAAATTATATGAAATCACTAAGAAGAGAAATGGAATTAATAGTGGTAAGTCAAAACGCTCCACTAAGACCGGTCGTAAATAAAATGGACTGGATATTGTTACTAAGAAATATTCATCCTATTTATCGGGGTGCGTATGCACATATTTTATTCAAAGAGGATGAAATTACAAAAGATGAAGCACGTGAATTTACTAAAATAGTAGGATATGGCACTAACTGAAGAACAATTATTTGATTTAAAAGATCAGATTGATACTGCAAAGCAGAAAGCATCTGAATTAAAAGGGAGAAAAGATGCCCTGATGAAACAACTTAAAGATGATTGGAACTGTAAGACAATCAAAGAAGCTGAAATCCTTTCTAAAAAGAAAGAGAAGGAAATAAAAGAACTTGATACTCAAATTGAAGAAGGATTACAAACATTAGAAGAAAATTATGGCAAAGATAAAAGCAACAACCAATAAAGAAATGAAACTTGCAATAATCAATTTATTGGCTGACCCTAAAGTGAAAATAATATCATGGATAGTAAAGCCCCAATTAAAAAAGGTGAATGAACGCCAGGATGACGAAGGATGGCAAATGTGTGAACCCACAGGGAATGAAGTAATCACTATTGAATTCTACAAAAAGAAAAAATGATAATACTAATTAATTCAATCAAAGCGGACATTAGAGATACTTCTACACTAACAGAATCAAGTTTCATAATAACCGGATACACTGTACAGTACGAAGTGGACTTTACTGCTGAACACTCAATACGGGGGACTTTAAAATGGAATGCCGTGCCTGATGCACACAAAATAATCAAATATATAACTTGGTTTTATGCAAAACGAAATACAAACATACCGCAACCTACTGGAGAGACAGAAGGGGAAGAAAATACAAATTGAACAGGATATTAACACTTTAAAAGATACTGTTAAACAATCAAAGCGGAATCTTATCCGTCATGAAAAAGCTCGTGAGATTATTCGTGAGGTAGGAATGCAAACCCAACAACAATTGCAATTTCACATATCTGATATTACCTCACTTGCTCTTGAAGCCGTATTCCCTGATCCTTACAAATTAATCGTAGAGTTTGTGCAGCGTCGTAACAAAACTGAATGTGATCTATATTTTGAACGTGATGGTGAAAAAGTAGATCCTTTGACCGCCAGTGGTGGAGGGGCTGTTGATGTCGCTGCCTTTGCTCTTAGAATTGCAAGTTGGAGTATGCAACAACCTCGTAGTAGAAATGTAATTATTCTTGATGAACCATTGCGTTTCTTGTCAACTGATCTTCAAGAACAAGCCAGTATAATGATTAAAGAGATTAGTGAAAAACTTGGAATACAATTTATTATTGTTACACATGAAGATACACTTGCCAGCTATGCGGATAAAGTATTCCGAGTAGGTATTAAAAATGGCAAAAGCAAAGTAAGTTCTAATTAATTATAAGACAATGAAAACAATTTTATTATTAACATTTTTAGCATTGACATCGTGTGCAACTATTATACATGGTCCACGACAGCAAATACCGATAAACACAAGCCCACAAGGGGCGTATGTGAAAATAAATGATGTGATAATAGGACAAACTCCAATTACTTATCATGCATATCGAAACAAAGATTTTACTTTAATACTCACAATGGATGGGTATCGTATGTATAGTAATACATACATTAAACAAATTGATCCATTAATAATCGGTAATTTTATTCTTGGGGGAATACCCGGATTAATAATTGACTTTGCCAGTGGGAGTGCTTTCAAACACTCTCCTGATAATATTCATATTAATTTGGACAATCAATGACCCAAGGGGAAGCCATAAACAAACTTGCAAGAGAACTCTGCTTGGCACAAGGTACATTTGATTACTTTGAAGTGAACCGGACTTACATCCAAATGGCTCTTTGTGT